AATTGTAAGTGAACTATTTGTTAATGATGAGTTACCAATATTTGATAAAGTGTTTGAGGCACCTGAAATTGTTTTATTTGTAAGTGTATCAGTTGATGTTTCTGTTACAATTGAGCCGTCAGTTGCAATTGTTAATTCTGTACCACTTAAAGATGTAGTAATACCAGAACCACCTAGTATAGAAAAACCACCACCAAGTGAAATACTTGATGATGATGAACTATCATCACTAAAAGAAATTGTTGAGTTTGCTAAATTTGCATTTGTTATACCAGCACTACCTGATAACATTGAGTTTGTAATACCAGAAATTGTATTACTACCTGCAACAATTGTTTTGTTTGTTAGTGCCTCTGAACCGGCTAATGTTGCAAAACTTCCGTCTGTTAATGCTGTGTTAAATTGTGCTGTTGTACCTGTTACGGTGTTTGAACCAAGAGCAATACTTTTATTTGTAAGTGTAGCAGTACCGTCAGTAGTTACAACTGCTGATGTATCTAAAGCGATTGTTAAATCGTTACCTGATAAAGTTGAAGTAACAGCAGTACCACCTAAAATTCTTAATACTTCACCATTAGCAGATATGATAGCTTCAGTAGAACTATCGTCTTGTAGTTTCCATGTTCCGTCAACCGTTGTACCATCACCAATTGCTGTGTAAATCTCATCAAAATTTAGATTGATTTTATTAGCACCGTCTCGAAGATTATCTCCTGTTCCGTCATTTGGATTGGTACCTCTGTTTATTGATAGTTTTGCCATTTATTAACTCTCTTTTACTATATTTATACCATTACTAAGCAGTTGTATCATCAAAAGTAGTACCTGATAAATCAAATCTAGTTAGTGTGTTACTGAATAAGTCTTTGTTTGAAGCAATTTCAGCAGGAAATGTATAATTCATCTTAATTCTTCTACCTATCTCACTTGAAGTTAATAAGAAAATAGGTGCTTGTTGACCGTCAAGGGCTGTTTTAGTACCAGTTATTCTTAAAGCACTTAAAGTTTGAAATGTATTTGCATGTGAACCGGGATTTGTATTACCAAACGCTGTATTTGCAAATTTATTTAACGAATTAAATCTAGGACCAGCATACGCATAACCACTTCTAACATCATGGTTCACACCAGAACCATCTGTAATAATATTTCTTTGCCTACTTAAATAGTTTAGATTTATAGATTCTCTTGATAATGTTAAATCTCTAGTATTAGAACCAAAAGTTTCTTCATATGTGTTACTTGCGTCAGGATTTACACCTAAATGAGCGTTTGCTCTTAATGATGTTCCGTCTGAAGCTGTTCCTAATCTTCTACCAAATACGGTAGAAAAGATTGTGTTAACAAGTGATAATAATGGAGATTCTTCAACACCTGATACCACACCTGTAACAGGACCACTAGCAGTTACGGTAATTCTCGATTCAATATCAACTTGTCCTGTAAAATAAAAACCAGAAGTGTGCATTGTTTTTTTAAATGCGTCTCGCCATCTTGCGATAGATTGACCAACTTTAATAACATATGAAAAATCTTGATAGTACAAACTATCTTGTATTCTCATTGTGGTCTCTGATAATTTACCTCTTTCATTAATAAATTCACCGTCTGTATCTGCAACTGCAACCACATTTACCGTAGCTGAAGATATATCTAATTTTTTAAGAGTACAAGTACCACTAGTAGCTGATGTTAATGTTTCATCAATAACGAAACTGCCTGTTACAGATTTAACTCTTAATAAACCTCTATCACTATCAAAACTATCAATTGTTCCTGAAGCTCCGCCGGCGCCTGTAACGGTATCACCAGCAACAAATGTTCCAGTAACACTTGTTACAATCATATTGTTAAAGAAACCTAAAACTGGTGGTGTAGGTGATGTCTCATAACCCTTACCTAATGAAACGGTTTTTAATTTAACAATTCTACCTATATCATCACCATATGCTTTAACTACGGCACCTGAACCTGTTGATGATGTTACTGAAACGGTTGGTAAAGAAGTATATTGATTACCACCATTAGTTAAAAATATTTCTTCAATAGTTTGTAAGTCTGTAAATTTTTCTTGAACTAATACTTTTCCTTCATATGCGTCACCTCTGGTAGTTTCATCTTCTAAAACAAATCTATCTTCAGTACCAGTAGCTGCGTCTGTTGAACTATTTTGGTCTGCAAAACCACCGTTTACAATTTTTACAAACCCAGCTGCATTATTTCCACTTGTGCCTGTATTTGTAAATGATAAAGTATCACCAATTTCATAACCTGTTCCTTTATCATCAATAACTATTTCAGATACACTACCTGGTCCTATATCTTCAACTTGAAATAATGCACCCTCACCACCAGCAGTTAGTGTAATTGTATCAGTTGTTAAGTTTAATGAACCATCATTTGTAATATTTTTTGTTCCAGGAATACCAGTAACATTTGCTTTAATAAAATAATTATCTGTATCAGATGAAGTACCTTGTATTTCTTCACCAACAGAAAATGTTCCTTGAATACTATCATCATTTAAAATTAATTGTGTAACGGTTGAAGCACCAATTTGAAAAGTTGTGGTATTTTCTACAATAGCAGTCGCACTAGAAGTTTGACCTGTAATTGTTCTACCAATTAATTGATTAGCGTCACCTACTGAAGCAATAACTCTTAATACTTTTAAAGAATCAAATTGACCGTCAGAGGCCTTAAGCATTTGTTCTCTAGGGTAAATTGTTTCAGATGTTTCACCAAATAATATTCTAAAAAACATCTCGTGGCCACGAACTGAACCTTTAGACCTATAAAGTGATTTTACATTTTTAATTAATTTTCTTTTGTCAACACCTTGTGCTAAGTTTTCTGGAAGCGTTGCAAGAAACTCGTCTCTGAAATTAAATAAGAAGTGATTGATAACACCGTCAGGATCCCTAAAATTAATTAAATCAACAATGTTATTTACAGGATTAGGTCGATAGTTATTAATAGTTGCTGTTGCACCTGAAGTTTGGCCAACAACTTGTTCAGTTAGACCAAATTTATCTTGTGCTGAAATAATTAACTTTAAAGGGTCGCCATTTTCAACAATCACCACGGCTGTTGCACCTGTTGTTTGACCAACAATTGTTTCACCTCTAGTAAAAGAGCCTACAGGAGTTTCTTCTAAAAGAATTTTATCCCCTTCATCCAATAATGTTCTTGCTGTATCCTTACGGCTAGAATTTAAAACTAAATTATTTGTTTGACCTGTTTCTGATTGTAATAAAATACCATCAGTAGCTTGAACACTTGAAAATGATAATTCGGCAGATTCTAATAATTGATAATATACTTTTAAAAATTCAGCAAATTTAGGGTGGTCAGCAACTACAAATTCTGGTAGTTGGCTGTTAAGTATCGTTGAAATCTTATCATTAAATTTTGCCATTGTTCATTAATAACTTGATGTTGTTGTGTAGCCTACACCAGCGTCAGCAGAACCTCCAACAAAAGTATCGGAGTTTACCGTAACGCTAGAGTTTGATACATCTATTTCTACAATTTGGTCTCTAACAGGAACTATGTCGTTTGAATCTGGAGTTACCGTTAATTCTATTACCGTTGAAGTCGCTCCTCTAATGTTTGATATAGAAGCAATATTTAAAGAGTTTAGTGTAATTTGTCCTGATGAATAAGATATTGTTCCTTGAGTAGAACTAATATATGTTCTAATACCTGAAGACAAGTAATACAATCTAACATTACCCTCACCATCATCATCTAAAAACATTTCATTGTCATTACCATCTATTTTAAAACCAGTAGAACTTAAAATACCACCAGCGGCTGTATTGTGACCTGAATGTGGATTAAATAATGCGTTTCTAAAATAAATGTCATATTTGTTTGATGACAATAGAGTTGGTGTAAATGATTTTCTAATTTTTACGGTTGTAATATTAGATAAAATACTTGTATCAGTATCATCAATTATACCTGTCAATTTTGAATGCCGATAAATTGCGTCAAACTTTTGTAATGTATTTGTGTTATAATTTGTTATAGCAGTTATCACATCTGATTTAATTGTATCACTAGATTTTGTTGTTGAAGCAGAATCATATTTTACATTTGAAGTTAGTAAAACTGAAGTTGTTTCGGGGTCAACAATTTGTGGCGATACTGAAGCCACATTATAAGGTTTTAATTTTGTGATAATATCGTTTTTTGTTGTTTCAGTTAAAGTAGAACCTGAAGCTGCTTTAATTCCTATTTTAACTACGCCGTATCTTGGTGTCTCATCATCTTCACCACCCCAAGCACTTACTGATAATGCATTTGGATAAATTGATTTAACTAAACTCTCATAATCAGTTGATGTAACTGCTCTATCTTGAGCTGCATATTGTAAAG